CTCCTTAACCACATCAAACCAACTGCTAATCTGCGAGATGCGTTTCTGTAGCATCAGGTAACGAGCGATTAGCTTAGCTTCTGGTAGGTCAATGCCTTCCAACACCTTCTCGTTGATGATGGTACTCCCCTTCTCTGTCTCCTCAGTGAAAGTAACACCTAACCCCGCAAGTCTCTCTGCAATTTGTTGGCGACTGCCCGGATTAAAGACTGTAACCTTAGCTTTAAGGGATTTACCAGTTTTATCACTAACTCGTTCCTCAACAATAGGTGGAAACGTAGCTTGCAATTCGCCTTCAATATCAGACAATTCGCCTGACAATGTAGCCAACAACGCCTGACCTTTTTGCTTATCGAATCTAAAGCCATGTAGCTCCTGCCTTTTCAAAATAGCAGCTACATCATGCTCTAGCTGCACACTCTCACCCCAACCCTCCAGCTCCCGCTCTAACATACGGAATAGCTGAACAGTCACTGCCACGTCCTGCTTACAATAAAACCGATTGAGGCTATCATGTGGAGCATCATAAGGAGTAGTAGAAGTCTTATCATAGGGGGTTCCGTTAATCCAATGCCAAATGCGTGTGTACTCAACCTTGTGATTCCCAAGTCTCTTTCCCCATGCCTCTAAACTGTGACCCCCATCTATGCTTGGATTGAGAAGCCTTGACATTATCAAAGTATCTCTCACTTTCTTCAAGCCAATCTTCGTTCCCCAAAGCTTGTTGAGGATTGGTGCGTCGAAGCCGATCAAGTTGTGTCCGATCAGCCTGTCTGCTTTGTTTATCAAGGGTATGAGCGTATCTGGTGTTGTGTGACATACGTATTCATCTGTCTCGCTGTTATGGGTGTAGCATAGCCATATAACACTATGCTTGCTATCTGTCTCGATGTCGAGAACTAAGTCCACGTTTACTCCTTTATTGCTCTCCAAACACGTTGCATCCTACCACTAGAACCCTCACGTTTTTGACCTGTTAACTCTACAATACCTATCCGTTGCATCTCAGGCAATCGTTTGGATAATTGATCTGTTCTAAACTTTAACCGAAAGGCTAACTCTTCGTAAGTACCTTCACCTTTCAGCAACTCTGCATATATTTTTTTATACATTTTAGCTGAAAACTCACCAACACGTTGAGCGGCTTCGTGTGATGTACTTGGATCGAGCGGTCTAGCTCTTACAGGTTCTTTATCAAATAACTCTTGTTGCATCTCACTTCCCCTTAGCAAGTTCAATCTCCACTAGCTTAGCATAACCGCCAACATCGTGCCAACTGTCGTCATAGAATGGGTCACCGTTAACAATACGGGCTAGCTTGTTACAGATTAAGTCCAAGCTCTCCTGCATATAGGGTTCCATTTTATCCCAACTAGCACCTGAACGCAAGTCTTCTTTCAATGTTTGTGATGTCGCCGACACGTTTACATACTCCCCATAACGGTTTCCTCGTGTGTCCAGCGTTTCTGTTACATCTTTCATCAGTACATTCCCTTCAGGTTTGGTTTGTGATAACGCTCACCCTTCTTTACCTTCCCATTCTCGTCAAACTCAGGGAAACCCTTGTAGTTAAACTTAGACCAATTACTGTCGTTAACCTCTTGACAAGCCGCCACCATATCCATATTAGCGCAATGAGCGACACCGACTGCTGTAACCACTTGGTCAGCTAACGAATCCAACAACTCCTTACGGTTAACGTCATGGACTACCCATTCCCCTTGCTTCAACGAATCAGCAACGTCTGATAACGTGTTAACAGCGTCACGTAGATGTTTGTTGTAATCCCATTCAATACCAAGCGCATCCATCATCTCGATAAACTCCTCGATATGACAGCCTAGCTGCACGTTAAAATCCTTCTCTGTCGGCTCAGGTCTAGCACGTTTGTGCCACAGGGTGATGTTGTCAATCATTCTCTTTCCTTCGTTTAGGTAAGGGTGTCCAGCCAATCCAGAACCCATCTTCAATTATAGCAGGGGATAACAACCCATGCGAAGCCACACCATAAATACTTAGCAACTGCAACTTAACACCATGTGGTGCTGTCTCAATTGGTCGCCAGTAGTAATCGTGGTCAACGTAGGCAGCCCCATCACCACTAACTTTGTCGGTCATACTTTGCTTTCACAAGGTGGTAGAACTTGACCAACTCGTTGTCATACAAAGAAGACCAATCAATCTCAGTGTTGTCAGGTTTCCAAGACTCATCGCTCCAGAATACAAAACCCGCCTCTTCAGCCAATGCTTTGATCTCGTCTGTAAACTCAGGGTTGTACTCAGGCGCTAGCTTCTTAGCCTCTCCAATCCCTGCCTGAATAGCAGTGAGGATGCCTAGCCTTGTGAGCGCCTCCATTGCCTCTGGTGGGAAGTTGAATTGGTAGACAGCACTGCCGTCTTCGTTCTCTTTAACCAGTGTTACGTCTGCTGTTCCTATTTTTGTCAAAATAATGCCTCCTCTGCCATAGTTACAACGTGGTTACACCGAATACGCTCAGCAATCTTCTGCACCCACAAAGGTTTAACACCAAAGGGGTTGATGCAAATGCCCTGCTCGTTATACCCATACTGTTTAATCACTTCAAGTTTAACCATAATCCCACCTGTGCAAAAGCATATCCAGTCCAAATCATACCGTTACTAGGTTCACCCTTAGTCCATTGCAATAGACCTACAATGAGGTAGCCTAAGCCGGTAGCGCCAACAATAACCTGTTCAATCATAACGCCTCATCCTCTAACAAATCAGCTTCACGTAGTATACCATTGCTTTGGTTATATTGCAAGCCAAATTTAATGCCTGTTGCTCGACCAGTAAACCTATCCTTCAACACCCTGAACGTTGTCGTTTGCCGTTTGATAGGGTCACTATGCTGCTTGTTACGCTCCAAGCCAAACATATAGTGGCTCCAACGTGCAATGGCTCGTGAACCCGTGAAATGCTTCTCCATAACCCTACCGCCTTCCTCATGGCTCTTCCCCTCTGGTGTCGTCAGGTGGCTAATGAAGTGGATGATGATGCCAAGCTCCTGCGCCAACGATGCCATGTCTGCCATGATGCCATCTAACGCCCTACGCTCATCCTGTTCCTGCGCCGACAATGCCGTCAAGTGGTCAAGGTAGATGTGGTCAATGTCGTATGCCTTGTTGAAATACTTGATGATGCCCTTGATTGTCTTCCAATCCATAGCACCGAAGTGTTCCATCATAAACAGTTGCTCACGGGCTTCCAACCTGTTAACACTCTCCTCATACTGTGTACGGTTCCAGTCAGCATCGGGTACATGGTATAGGCGGTGGTCTAACTTGCCCATAACACGTTGCCCTGTCTCGACTACATTTTGCTCTAAGTAGATAACCCCTACCTTTTTGTTTAACGTCTCAATGTCGTAGGCAATCTGCTGGGTGAAAACATCAGTCTTACCCACACCGACACCAGCACCGAACGCATATAGCTCACCCTTACGACGACCATAGGTTAACTCAGTCAATGTAGGGAAGCACCACGGTACACCCGCTACTGGTGGGGCTAACAACCTTTCCTTGATGTCGCTAATGGTGACAATGCCTTCGGGCTTATACTTCTCTGACGCTAACCAAGCCTGTGAGAACGGCACTTCCGACCGATTAACAAGCCAGTCTGACGCATCCTTGAAGTGTTGGTTATGCTTGAACAACATAGCCTTACCACCGAACAAATCAGCCACTTTCAGGGCAGCTTCACGTCCTACATCGTCATTGTCAAAGCAGATAACCACCTTGTTAAACGAATCCAGCCACTCATACGCCGCCTTACAGTCACTCAGTGCCGATTGAGCACCTGAACGGATACTAACCACTGCCTGCTTACTACCTAACATCTGGTAGGCACTCATCGCATCAAACTCACCCTCGCAGATGGTAACGACATCACCACCCTTAGAGAAGCAACTTTGACCGAACAGCGTTGCACCCTTCCATTCCCCTTCAACCTTGAATTCCTTGTTAGGACTTCTCACCTTGTTGGCTACATGGTTCCCTGTTTTGTCAAAGTAGGGGAATAACACCTCACCCGATGGTGTTTGCTTAACCCCGAACGCTTCCACCGTCTTTAACCCCAACCTCCTATCGTTAATACCGCTGTCAAACGCATCAGAACGGCTCAGGAGAGGCTTTTGCATGGTGGTTGATACCTGTGGTAGGGTAGAGAGTTTAAATGGCTCAGAAGCCCTCGTATGCGTATTGCATTTGAAACAGAACTTCGAATCATCTTCGTTAACCACTGCGGCATCACTACTACCACAATGGTCACAAGCGATGTGCAACTTCTTATAATTGGGCATCATAAACTCCAACTGTCATGTAGGGTTTGCATTGCTTCCATCTCTTCAATGGTCAATGCACGTTGCTTTGTCTCTTTAAACAACACCTCTAAGAAACTACATAGACCAATGTTGTTTATAACATCCTTAGCATCGTTGACTGTATAGTACAACATACCTTCGAACTCTACATTATTCATAGTTATCTCCTACATTATGGTCAATGTTATCTATATAGTTAGCAACATCCGTGCCAACCTCGCTTCTCAAATCTTCTCGTGTTAACACCTTGACATCATCGTCAACAAATGACAAGCATTTTTCACACATGTCAATGAAGTCGTGAGTACTAACTCTTCGTATCGTACTCTCAAAAGGTGATAACAATACATTACAACAAGTGCATCTCATTCTAACGCCCCTATAATACAAATAAATACAATAGCCAGTGCCAATGATACCATCATTTTACCCTCACCAATTTAAACACCCCCTCTTGGTTATTCTCTTCCAGCCAGTATAAGGCATTAGCCCTCTCAGTGGTGCGGTAGACCACCATATTAGACCACTTAGTACGTATTTCATACATTAACAACCCCTTTCTGCTTACATTTCACAATGCGGAATATACTGGTAGGCACATCCATGACCCCATGCTCAAAGAATAGGGAATCTAGGTGACGTTCAATACCCTTGGATGCTTCCTCCAATGAATCGTAATTCTCTGTGAATAGCCTGTGCCATCCATGCAGCGTTCGTGTTTGAATGTAATATTGCTTCATTTCCATGTTAAACCCCTAGTTCAAATAGTGAGACAACGACAAAAAGGCGACCAAAGCCGCCACCAATAGGTAATTAAGCATAGACAACCCCTCCAACTTTAACAGTCTTGATTGTAGACCGATTCACAGCCCTGTAGCCCTCGTTTACCACGTCATAGATGGTGACGTATAGGTCAGGGTTTAAAGTGCTCACACCGCCCTTTAAATGCTTTTTAACCCCTAGGCGACCGTTTAACACACGTTCGGAACCGTCTTTCTTGGTGAAGGTGACGGTGACAAATAACCCGTTGCTATTTAACAACACTTCGTCCAGTTTACTCATAGTCAATTCCCTCCGCTGTCATTGCATCATAGATTAGTTCCCGCTTGACGTTACTTGCGTCCGTGTCGTATCGGTCTAATAGTCGGTCTAAGGCGTAGACTTCCTCCCAAAAGTCTAAAAATTCCGAATAGTCCCGTTGCACGTCCGTGACCAACTGATCAGCCATTATCAACTCTTTGACAATGGCTACCGCCTTATCTAGCGCCTCTCGTGCTTCGAATATTGTAGACATTTAGATTCCCTCTGTTAAAACAC